GTCGAACAGCCCGGGCAACCCGGACACCCTGACCAAGGGCTCTTACCTCTACCTGACCCGGGTGGCCTAATGGGTTGGCTCAGAAATGAGGACTCGGCGCTGAAGGCCAAGATCCAGGATCTATTGGTATTCGATGAGAACGCCCCGGCGGCAGGCCGTCCGGTGCCCGTGCGCTACCGGCTGCCGCAGGACGAGCTGGCCAACCTGAGCTACCCCATCATCATCATCAGGCACGCCGGGCTCTATCCTGATCCTGAGCGCGAGCACCGGGGATACGTAACGCTCCCCTATGCCCCCGAGGGCTACAGCCAGTGGTGGTCGGACGACACGCAGGCCGACGTCACGATGAGCCCGTATTATGCCAACTTTCCCATGCCATACCGATTCAACTACGAGATCGTCCTGTATGCCCGGTTCATGAACGCCCACGTACAGCCGCTCGTGGCCCAGCTCGCCACCCAGGCTTACCTGCCGGCCAAGTGGGGCTACCTGGAGGTGCCGCAGGACGGCACGATAAGGTCGATGTTCCTGCTCGGCGGCCCGGAATTCAGCTACGGCCAGGATGAAGACGGCAAGCGCATGATAAAGGTCACGTACCTTATCAGCGTCTTCTCCGAGCTGGTCGAGAACGTTCAGAGTCTGGTGCCGTTCGGCGGTACACTGGTTCCTGTGAACACTGTGGACCTGGACCTTAAGGTATACAGTGATATCAGCCAGATAAGCATGAGCACGCCAGCGGAGATAGAAGAAAACCGGGGCATCCTGAGCGTCGGAGTGGCCAGCTCGTTCAACGCTCTAGGATCGTAGGTAGGAGAAGCATGACCACCACACCATTGCGTCCGGGCGTGTTCGTCACCACGACCTTAACCCCGCTCACCACCAGCACCTCGGGCATCCCCGGAGAGGCCATCCCGGCGTTCGCGTTACCGTATAACCGCGGGCCGATAGGCCCCGTGCTGATCAAGAGCTGGCAGACGTTCACCAAGCTGTACGGCGACTTCACCACCGCGGCCGGCTCGCTGCTGCACTACGCGGTGTACCAGTTCTTCGCCAACAACGGCGGCGCATGCTATGTGCTGCGGTGCCCTAACAGCGATGCCGCGTATGCCACCACCACGCTGGACGGGACCGGCGGGGACTCCTCCACCGTCATCCTGACCGTCAAGGCGATCAGCCCGGGCGCGTGGGGCAACCAGCTCTATGTCACCGTCAACACCACGGGCGTGGCCGGCCGCGTCAACGTAGCCGTGTACTCGGGCGGCAGCGCCGCCTCGAATGCCGTCGAGAGCTGGGTTGACCTGAGCATGAACCCGTCCGACGCGCGCAACATCGCGGCGGTGATCAACAGCCCGGTGTCGGGATCGGCGTACATCTCGGTCACGGAGTCCCTGGGCGCAGGCGGCTACGTCGCCGGCACCACCGACCTGGCCGTCGTCACCAGCCCGCAGGCGCTGACGTCCGGCGCTGACGGCACCACGGCCCCGGTGATCGGCACCTACATCCCGGCCCAGCTCGACACGCTGCCCAACCAGATCATCGACCTGAACATCCCGGGCTGGACCACCACCTCCGACCTGAACACGATCATCTCGTGGGCACAGGGCAGGGGCGATGTCTTCGTGGTCATCGACGGCCCGGCCCCGAGCCTGCCGTCGACGAGCGCCCAGGTCGCGCAGAACTACGTCAACATGACCACCAGCGCCGTGAACGCCACGGTGCAGGCGGCTATCTACGGCCCGTGGCTCCAGATCCCGGACCCGGCATCGGCCGTGCCCGGCGCGCTGAAGTTCGTGCCCCCGGGCGGCGCGGTGCTCGGGCTGTGGAGCTACAACGACAGCGTGTACGGCGTGCAGAAGACGCCCGCCGGCATCCAGAATCCCCTGAAGGCGATCGGCCTGGAGGCCAACTTCACGCCGACCGACCTGAACAGCCTCCAGACGGCCATGATCAACCCGATCAAGAGCATCCCGGGCGCGGGCATCTGCGTCTTCGGCGGCCTCACGCTGTCGCCGGGCTACCCGAGCCAGTTCATCGCGGTAGAGCGCACCCTCCAGATGCTCGTGCATGACTTGCAGTACCTCTGCCAGTTCGCGATCTTCGAGCCCAACAGCGCGAACCTGTGGGCCAACATCACGGCGGTGCTGACTAACTACCTGAACCAGCAGATGCAGTCGAACGTGCTGGCGGGCAACACCCCGCAGACGGCATACGCGGTCGTGTGCGACTCGTCCAACAACACGCTGACCAGCGCCCAGACCGGCGTCGTCAACGTGCAGGTCGCGGTGGCCCTCCAGAGCCCGGCTGAGTTCATCGTGATCAACCTGTCTCAGTTCCAGGGCACCACCACGGCCACCGTCGTCACCTCGTAGGGGTTGGTTAAGATTCCTGTCACCCAGAAGAGCAGCATTGCCCATTTAGCGACGGACCCGTTACGGAACTTCAAGTTCCAGGTGACCATCACGCCGAACAGCGGGGCGGCCATCAACCTCGGCTTCATGTCGGCGTCCGGGCTGAACATCCAGGTCGACGTCATCGCCTACCGTGTCGGCAGCTATAACACCACCACCCAGAAGATGCCCGGCCAGGCGGACTTCTCACCGATCACGCTGTCCCGGGGACTGGCTGTCGGCACGCCGCAGAACTGGAACTGGATGAAGCAGCTCTTCACGGTGATGCAGGGCACCGGCCCGAACAGCGGCACCACGGACTTCCGGGCCACCATCGACATCCAGGTGCTGGCGCACCCGGTCACCGCAGGGACGGTCAACTACCTGGCCTGGTACCGCGTGTACAACGCGTGGCCGACGGCACTGGCCTATTCCGACCTGGACGCGGGCGCGAACCAGCTTCTCATCGAGCAGATGACGCTGGCGCACGAGGGCTTCGACTTCGGCCTGTCCAGCAACCTCGGGCAGGACGCGCCTACGCCTTCATAACACCGCGAGCATGCACGGTAGACTACCACTCGGGCACTATTAGGAGCAACAATGGCACGCAGCACGAGCATGACCCGCGAGGAGATCTTAGCAGACCCAGCCGGCGCGGCGGCTGCTCTCGACGTCGCGCAGAAGGCGTCGATGTCGGACCTGCCGGTGGCCGACCTGCCACCGGATGACCTGGTAACGCTGCCCGGCGGCTACATCCACAAGGGCAGCGTCATCAAGCACGCCGTGGTCCGCGAGCTGAACGGCGAGGACGAGGAGGCCCTGGCCAAGGCTCTCCGGGGCGGTAACCTCTACCACCTGCTCGACACGCTGATCACGCGCGGCGTGGCCAGGCTGGGGGACCTCAGCTACAGCGACAGCCAGGCGGCGGTGCCGAACCTGCTGACCGGTGACCGCGACGAGATCCTCCTGGGCATCCGGGCCGCCACCTACGGCGATACCGTCGAGGTGTTCGGCTGGGAGTGCCCGAACTGCCAGGAGGTAGTCGACAAGATCGAGTTCAGCCTCAAGGAGGATGTCGAGCGGATCAGGCTCAAGAATCCCCTCGAAGACACGGAGTTCGAGGTCAAGCTGAACCGGGGGGCGAAGGCCCGGGTACGGCTGGCCACGGGGGCGGTGCAGATGGCAGTCTGGGAGACGGACAGCCTGGTCGGCCCGCAGCGCGACGACATCATGCTCAGCAAGACCGTCCAGAGCTACACCGACCGCAAGGGCCAGGAGCACATCATCTCGCTGTTCCCGAGCATGGTCCGGCAGATGTCAGCGCCTGACCGGCGGGCCATCATCCGCGAGCTGTCCCAGCGCCAGCCCGGCCCACGGTACAATGATGTCAGGTTCACGCATGACGGGTGCCACGAGGAGGTGGCCCTGGCACTGGGGATCACGGACTTGTTTCGTGACCTCATTACCGGGATCGTCTAGCGAGGTACCTGAACACAAGCTTCTGGACTACCACTCGTTACTTGAAGACGTAGCAATCCTATCCCGGGGTATGAGCTGGTCACTTCGGGATATCAAGAGCTTGAGCGTTCGTGAACGCCGCTACTGGTCGAAGTGGGTCGCGGCTATGGTCGAGAATGCAAGGGCAGCCGCGAAATGACGACACCGACTCCCCCGGAGTTCGGCGCTGACTCAGCCGCCGGCAGCCGCCTGCTGGGCACCAACGGCCTCCAGGCGGTCGTGGACCGGCTCACCACCGCCGTGGACAAGCTGGCCTCCGTCGCGCAGTCCCTGGGCTCTCCAGGACCGTCGGGGACGTCCACGTCGACGTTCCGCAACACCGGCCAGACCTTCACCTCTGGCAGCTTCCCCAAGATGGCCTCCGTCGCCTCTGCGTTCAGCGGCGGCGCGAGCTACGCCACCCAGCCTACTGGCGGCCCGGGCGGACCCGGCAGCAACCCCGCGGCCACCCTCCAGTCGTCCGCCGGCCAGATGGCGCAGGGCGCAGGCCAAGTGATGGGCCAGTCGCCGCAGTTCAGCAACCAGATCCTGATGAACCAGTTCGCGTCGATGTCGACGCTCGGCATGGGACCAGGCAACGTCGGCTCGCAGCAGCGGCAGATGTACCAGATGGCATTCGGCAGCTACAACGGCAACCTCAACGCGCTGGCCGCCAACCCCGCTGATGCCGCCCAGATGTACTCCAACCTCCAGGGCATCGGGGCCAGCCCGAATGTCATGGGCACCGCGCTCGGCCGGGCCGGCTTCGGGGCGACCGCAGGATTCGGCTACGCCAACCCGTCCCTCGGCGGGGCGGGCGCGAGCCAGGCGGCGGCCCAGCTCTACAGCGGCCAGACGTCGATGATGATGCGCCAGCTAGGCTACGGTGCCACGCCCCGGGCTCCGGGCGGCATGGGCAACCCGATGGCCATGGGCGGCGTCATGCAGTCCATCCTCCAGCGGGCCTACGGCCGGGGCAGCGTCAACCAGAACACGCTGAACGCCGGCCTGGCCGACAACGGCAAGCTGAGGCTCAACCTCCAGGCGCTCGGCTTAGACCCGAGCACCATGGGTCCGTCGCTCCAGATGTACAACAAGATGTTCAGCCAGGGCGTCGGTGCCAGCCAGGCCCAGACCATGCTGAACGACGCCGCCCACAACCAGAACTACAACGGCCAGAGCGCGCAGAAGCTGCTGAGCAATAAGTACGGCATCGCCACCAGCGACCTCCAGAAGCTCAAGGACACCACGGCCGTCCAGACCGGCACCACGTCGGGCGAGATGAGCGGATTCGACTCTGCGATCTCCCAGGCCACGACGTCCGTGCAGAAGTTCGACACGGTGCTCAACAGCATCCTGAAGGCCACCGGCCTCGGCAC